CTATTTACTTTGTATTTTGAGCTACAAGCTCTTATGGGTAGGTTCCTGTATACCAGTCCCCCTCAACACCACCAACCTGTCTAGGCTCAGATTGGTATATGTTGTATTGACCCACTAATTTATCAACAGATTCTTTGTGATCCTTTGCTAAACCTCTGTAAACTTTAGCAACCTCATTTCGGTTCACAAATGTTACACTACTGTCTGCATCGCTAAGAGACAAAACATCTCCGCTTCCACCAGCAGCAATACCTCTAAGGGCATTTCTAGACTGTCTTGTATAATAATTATGTAAGTATAATTCTTTATGAATAGATTGAGCCTCTAAATCTAACGCAGCATCTGCGCCACTGTATTCTGTATAAATCAAAGAATTCAATTGACCTAAATTTGCTTCTAGCCATCCACTAATAGCACCACTTGTTGCTATTGATGAATCACCATCAAATTCATACTCAAGAATATCTGCGGCTAATTCTCCTAAAACACTCATTAAAGTATATTACACAAAAAGCCTTAAAAACCACGCAAGATTTTTTGAATCTTATCGTAATCTGGGTGGTCTTTTGGAACTGTCATGGTCTTGCCAGAAGAAGGCATGATGTTTCTTCTGTTGTTTCTGTTGTAGCCAACAAACTCTTTTCTGAGAAGGTTCTTGAGAGCAAGCCTATCCAACAAAGGATTAACGCCGACCTTTCTGGCCATTTTTTGCATATCAGAGTAACTCATTTGCTTGAGCTTATCCTCAAATATATCAGCCTCATTAGTTTCAAAAGGATTAATATATTTGATACCAAGCATGTCTTCAAGCTCAATCATTTTCTCCTTGAATTCTGGGGTATTGGTCATACCCTTAGATTTCATATACTCAATTTGAGCCATTAAACCTTTTGGCATTTGATCTTCCTGCCCCGATTCCTCAGTAATTGGAACTTCTACATTCTTTGGGAGTTCATCATTTTCAACTCCATAAGAGACTTCTAAAGATTTTTTATCTTCTTGCATATTATTATTATAATAAGTTATTTTATAATTTACACAAAAAAAGACCGCCCCTCAAACGAGAGGCGGTCTGTGATTGATTGGGTTAGCTTAGATTAAGCACCAAGTCCAGTGCAGATAACACCGACAAGAGCGCGATTATCTAGAACTGCGCGACCTTCTTCAAGGCTACCGAAGTAACCAATCTTCTTCTGACGGATGCTGTATTGATCGTCAGCGATAAGATCGAATTCGCTACCAGAATCTTCGTCCACTGCAACAGCGCGAACAAGAGACTCACGGCTACGGTCGATACCAAGAACAAGTTCTTGGTTAGTGCTATCAACGAAATCTCTAGCGGTTGTGGAACCAGCAGTAGCAAGACCACCAAAGATGGTATTGAACTTTTGACCACCACCCATTTCATTGATTTCCATAACGGAAACACCGTAGAACTCAGGAATACCTGCGCTATTATAGATGGCATTTCTCATGTCATCAGTAGCTGCGATACCGTCAGTAGCAGTGCCTTCAGACCCACCTGAGATACCACCTTTGGTGCTGATTGGGTTGTAAGCCATGCTACGAAGTTCTTCAACAACTTCTGGAGACACGATAAGGTCTGTAAGACCACGGCCACGACCATTTGCTGGAGTTCCACCGCTGAAAGAAGTATTGATTCTCTTGATGCGAGTGAAGAGCTTGTTAAGGTCGTCAAGAAGGAAACGGCCATCTGTTCCTGCTGAGATAATGTGATCTAAGCTGTTGGTTGATGCGTCTGCAACAGAACCAAGAACGAGAGAAGCAGAGGTGCTTTCTTGCTTAAGAAGGATTTCTTGAGCCATGCGAGAGAAAGTCTTGCTAACAACGTCCATGCGGCTTTTTGCAGCGTAACGGCGATCAAAGCTAAGAGCAGAATCAAGGCTGTAAGTAGCGATCTTCATTTCTGAAGATGTTGGAAGCACTTGGTTTTGTGGAAGACCACCTGCAACCGATGCACTGTATACCTTGATGTAGTCCTCGTCAGAAATGTCGTAATACAAATCAAGAGGAATTGAAGGATTATCATCAGCGTTAAACTGAAGACTTGTGAAGAGATTGCTAAGGGTAGGAGCATTGTTGATAACTTCAGCCAAAACTGGGCCGATGAATTCAGCAAGTGCTACTTGAGCTTCGTAAGAAACATTACGATTCTTGGAAGCCATAGCCTTAACCAACTCTACTTGTTCTGGAGTTCTTTTGAGAGAAATTTTCATAAGATTTTATTATTAAGTTAGAGATTAAAGACCGAGTGCGATAACTGCATAGTTGCCAGCAAATTGATCAGTAGTAGTTCCGCTTGTGCGAGAACCAGTTCCGATAACAATACCAACTTTATCTGCATCTGCAACGGTGCAGCCTGTTACTGTTCCGCTAACACCAGCAGAAAGCTTAACGCCACCACCAACGGTAAGAGCGCCATTGTAAGCTGTTGCTGCAACGGTGAAAATACCGCGAGAAGCAACTGGAACAGCTTGACCTGGGAGAACAGCCATAAGCTCTTCTGCTTTTTGTGGGTAGTAAAGAAGCTTTTCACCGTTCTCGTCATTTTTTGCAGTTTGGCGAAGAGTGATACCGAGAAGGGCATCGCCACTTGTAGCTGGTTTGCATTTGAGAGAAACGCTTGGGTATTGATTACGACCAACGAATGGGTAATCAGTTTTTCCAAGGTAGCTGTCTGTTGCGTAAGTAACTGGGTCTGCATTGAAATCAGCAGTATCAACAGTTACGAACACACCTGCGTCACCATGTGAGCTTCCAGTTGTGGACTCGTTCACATAGGTCGAATTAAGAGCGAAAAGATTGATAACATCGTTTTCGTCATATTGTCTGAATGGTAGGATACGAATTGACATAATTTTTTGTTTTTAAGTTGTTAAGAAATGATAATATTGTCGCGATTGAACGCGCCAGCAAATTTTTCACGAAGTGATTTTGGTTGTTCAGAAGATTCCTTGTTTGAATTAGGAATTGAGTCTTCAGAAGCTTGAGCATTGTCAAGGATTTCTTCTTCGGACTTAACTTCTTCTTCTGAGGAAGCTGTGGAAACATTTTGTTTTGCAATACGTTTTTCAACTTCTTCTTGAATTCTAGCTTCAGCCTTCTCTTCAAGTTCTTTCTTGAACTCTTTGTTCTTGTGCTTCCACAGAATTTCAAGCTTTTCAGAATAAGCAGCAAAAGCCTCTTCAGTTGATTCAACTTGCTTGAGGTCTTGAGCTAAGAATTCTCTGTCTTGTTCATCAAGTTCAAACTTGTTATCAATGAGTTCCATGCGCTCATTGAAACGTGCAATAGCTTGTTCTGCTTTTTGAGCAGCTTCAAACTCAGCGAGTTTTTCTTGTGATTCAGCGAATTGTTGTTTAAGTTGATCGACAGAAGCCTTAAGCTCTTGGCTTTCTTGTTCGATTTTTGCTTTTTCTTCTTGTGCTTGAGTAAGTTCAGCGCGATACTGTTCGTCTTTTTCTTTGATTGCATTTTGGAATGTTGCAGTCATAGAAGCGACAGTTTCATCTGAAAATTTCTTTTCGACAAGAAGTTCCTTTAGTTGTGAAACGATTTCTTGGGTTTCCATAAGATTGTTCTTTTTAGCATTTACATTAATTTTTTCTTTTTGTGAAATTTTTTTATCTTCAACGTCCTTTATCTTTAAAGCGATTTCTTTCGGAGTGTTCATATAAACCCCTTTTACATCTGCTGCTGGATTTGTAGTAAAACCAATTCCAAGGGGGTAAATATCTCCAACAATGAGTCTATTTATCTTCTCACCTTTGTTAGTAATACCACTACCACCGTAAGCTCTTAAAGAGCTTTTTAACTCATTGATTTCTTCTTTGCTATCAATGATCTTGGCAGACGATACTTCATCGCCACCGACAGCTAAAACGTAATCTGAGAAACCGATTTCCCAGCTTGTAGAAATTTTTTGATAAAGACCATCTTCAGGATCAACAGACCTCTCAAGAGCCTCTGCAAAAGCAGGATTAGCAGACTTATAAACAATAGCACCTAGTGCAATATTGAAAGGGTCTTTTTTGTCTTTAACTTCTTCTTTTGAAAGTATTTTGCTAGTTTCGATATCGCTGAATCCAGCAGAAACGATATGCCCAACAATCTTTTCTTTATCGTGTTCGATATTTGTTGGTTTATGAATAAAATTGTCGTTATAGCGAACTGCTGTTTCAGAACCTATTCCATCTCCATTCCTGTTAAACTTATTAACCACAGCAGCGTTAAAAGCTACAAGAAGGAGATCAACATTTTCTTTGAAATCAATATCTTTTGGAAGTAATGAAGAAAGATTATCTAAAGAAGCTAACGAAATTAAAGAATTTTCACCAGCTTTACAAGCAATAACTTCTGCCTCAATAACAGTAGTATATTTATACTTTGGTTGCGACATTTGTTTGAAAATTACTTATCGCCCTTTTCGTCTTCTTCTTCTTTTTCTTCGTCCTCTTCAACAAGGTCGTCTTTTGAGAGAAGCTTGGTTTTTTGACCAGCAGCAGTAATCTCGTCTTTTGATTTTTCCCAATACATTGCACATGCTTGTTTGGCGTTTGCCATGTCCATGTCTTTAGTATTTACATAGGCATCTTCTTCGTTCATACATGTAGCCATAAACTCTTTGTATGTTTTTGCTTTTTCTTCTCCCATTTTAGCGAGAGAGATTTCGATTTGCCCATTTTTGTATTCAACTCTCTTTTCAAGAGGTGCTTCAATTTCTTCTGGATTAATTTTCATGATTTTTGCTGTGATATAAGATTGACGCTTCGTAGTTATCTAATTCATGCTTTGCAGCAATTTCTAAAATCTCAGGAATAACGTCAAGTTTTTCTATTTGACTGAGATTATTTACACAAGAAAGCGCAATTTGTGTCCAATTTTTTACATCAGTGGAACACGCTACTGCTTCACACAAGCTGTCGAGCATTTGGTTTTGTTTTTTGCCGAATCTTTTCATATTCAGCTTCTCTTTCATTTGCTCTTTGATTGCACCTCTCAATGCTTCCAAGTTACCTATCGTTGATTCAATGGATTTTTTTGAAAAATGAGATTTAGATGCCTCAAGAGGAACTTCAGTAGTTCCTTCTGGACGACCAGCCTGTTGATTGGTTTGATTGATTTTCTGATTATCAGAATCGTCTGATTCAATAACTGGAACACCACCAACAATTGGGTTATAGTATCCCATTTCTCTTTCCTCAATAAACCTGTCTTGAGCAGGTGAGATATCTTCTGGATTTGGGAATTTACCAGTGTGGAACATTTTCATTCCTTGTTCTGGAGTGATAATACCAAGCTCCATAAGTCTTGTAGCAACTCTCATGAGTTGACTTTCATCTCTCATGTCTATATCCTTGAATACTGCTTTTGGATACGATCTGAAACCAAGATTTTTGGAAATTCTTTTGATTTCTTTTTGCAAGAAATCGCTAACGAATGCGTTTCTAGCCTCTTTTAATCTATCAACAAAAATTTGTGCCTTTACTTGAGTGGAGCTATATTTTTCTTCTCCAACAACAATGTTTTGAAGACCTTGTTTAATGTCTTCATTTAAAACTTTATATTTTTCAGAACCCAAAACTTTATTCAGGTCTGGAATTACGAAATCGGCTTTGGTTGTATAATCTGAAACCAATACACGACCAACACTTTCATTTCTGAAAAGATTTTGCATCGCCTCAAGATTTCTGTCATTAACTCCACCCTTTTCTGGTTCAGCGCCCATTGTTATGAGCAGGATCACATTCTCAACAGTTCTTGTGATTTGTTGATCCATTTTTTTAAGCTCAAGCTTTGCATTGATATCCTCTAGAACAGGATAACCAAATGGAATCGCAAATGGCTCATAATCTTGTTTCTTATAGAAAGAATAAGAAAGTTTTTTAGGGTCAAGTTCAATTTTTAAACCATCAGTGTAGAAAGCTCCCTTTTTAATTTGATCTTGAACGTCTTTTGGCAAACCTTTCAAAATTCTTTCATCTTCTTCTGTTGATGGAACTTGCAATCTAGAAAGTTCATATTCTGAAAGGATTTTCTCATAAGCACCGACATTAAAAGAAGAACTTCTTTTTGCTACAATATCAAATGGATTTAATATAATATATCGAAGAGGAATGTCATTTTTTGATTCTCCAGATTTTGGTTCAATCAACTTGACAAGCTGCGTAAAGTCATTTGTGTCAAATTTACCATCAACTCTGTATACGAATATGTTACCGCTTCTGTAATATTCTCTAAAGTATTGATCTTTTAGATTTTGAAGATTGATTCTTTCAAACCATTTTTGAAAAAACTCTCTGCTTTTTACAGTTCCACCCTCAAGAAAAACTTCTGTATTGGCAAACTCAGACATAATATCAATTGCGTTTCTAAAAATCGCAATATTTGCATAAGCCTTTTGACAAAGTTCAATAGCATCGCGAACATTTACTCCGTCTGCTGCATAATCATATGGTAGCATTCCAATTCGAATGCTTGAAAATCTATCGTGCTGCTGAGTGATTGCAGACCTGTTGATCCTCTTTTTGGTTGTTGGCGTTTCTTTTCTGGTATAAGCCAACGAGGTATCGTTATATGATGCAGAAGAAACATAAAATGGTTCGCCTAAAAGGTCTGGTTGATAACCAGATTGTAAATTGTTGAAATTTGTTGTGGGACTTTGCTCTTTATCAAATTGCCCCCAATATTCCTTTTTTCTTTTGGTATATCTTCTTTTTGCCATTCTTTTATATTATACACACAAAAGTCAAAAAGTATACTTTTAACTTTTAAAAGTTATGTTATGAACATTGGCGTAAATGTCGATTCAGGTCTGTCGTCCTTGTAATTGATTATATCATAATACACAGGAACCATCCAATTGCCAAGAACCAGCGTAGAATACAAGTCTTTTCTTGCTTTTGATGCGCCTCTTTGTTTCTTTAGATTAGCTGGCAAATCGAAGCTTTGTGTTCCTTGGGCTGAAGTTGAAACTTGAATAAGCGCACATTGAACTTTAATGGTTGACATTATATCTCTTTGATGTTCAAGTAAATCAATTACTTTTGCTTTATTATCTTTTTCTTCGTAGTTATTGATAAACTTAAGCTTATCTACTGGAATATTTGCTTTCTTTTGTTGATAATAATCTTCATCCATTGCCGCACCAGCAAATATAATTCTTTTATGATCAAACGAGGCTTGAAGTCTTTCGTTTGCGTATCGAATCCATTGAGAACTTGGTTTGCGAAGAATTACATAGTTTCTTGTTTCTTTGTTGTATTGCTTCTTAAGGCTCTTGATGCCTTTTTGATATTCTTGATGATTATCAACATCTGCATCTATAACTCCCAATTTTATCTTCGCTTCTTTGAAAATACTACTTTCATTACAAGAGTTAATAAATTGAACACCGCCGTTATAGTCACCCACAACAGCAACAATATTAAAATTAGTTAAAACATAAGCCGCATAATGTATATGGCTTTTTAAATTTGTGCCTGACATTGCATATCCATGAACAACAATAGCTTTCTTGTTATCGTTGTCTAATTTTAAAACAATCATAGCGAAATCGTCAGAAGATTCACTCTCTGACCAAGAAGGGTCGATTGCTAGTATGTATTTTGCGTTAGGATCGCCTACAATCTGAACTGACTGACCTTCTCCATCAGCGACTGTGCAAGCCGCCATTTTGCTAACTTTGAAGTAACCAGAGCTATCGTCTGTAAAAACAGCACCAAACTCTCGATCAAACTGAGATTGACTCATGATACTCTTTGATTGATTAATCAAGTTTTCATCATAAAGCTCTTTCGGCGCACAGTCATAACTAAAGTGCGTTATCACCCTGTGAGCGCCATCTTGACTTTTTTCGTTTAAAATCAAGTTTTCATAATCACAGTAAAGCTTGTAAAGATATTCAAATTTGTAAGAGGCAGATGAAAGGCCAATAATTTTGTTGTTTGGCCAAACTGTTTTATCTTCTGGCTTTAATTTACCCTCTTTGATCATTAGATTTTCAACATCTGCAATCTTTTTTCTCTCTGTTGGATTCTCAACCACAGAAAGGAACGGCATGATAACTTCATTGAGGATTTTTTCTGGCATCAAAAGAAGCTCGTCAATAATCATTCTATGAAAGCGGAAACCGCGCAGTTTTTCACCATCGCCAAGTGGTAGCGCAGTGATCTTACTATCTCCTATTTCCATTACCCATTCATCATTCTGTTTGGAAACTCTAGTTATACATTGAGATAAAAATCCAGCTTTAGGATCTCTTGATATGTCTTCCATTTTCTTGAAGATCATTTTTGCCTGACGGAAAGACTTTGAAATAATACCAGTATGCACCCCCTGATGAAGAATTCCATCTAGAAGCGCAAAAACTGCGGTAGAGAACGATTTAGACATACCACGCGACCATATCCCCAAGAAGTAATCTGTCTCCATCATTGATTTAATTGCTATGTGCTGGAAAGGAAAAAGCTCCACTCCAGTAATCATTTTACAAGCAAATGAAGGGTTGGCTCTCAAAAACTTATATAGCCATATTTTAGCCTCCTCTTCTTCCAAGAAGTCTTCAAGAGCTAAAATCTCTTCATTGACGTTTTTAAATTTACTGCGCCTTTTCTGTTGTCCTGTTTCCCAACTCATGATTTAAATATTGTGACCAGAAATATTGAATATCTGTTTTCCATAGCTTTTTGCCTAATACGAGTAATTTAGGAATCAATAATGAGCTATTAGCCCTTGATCCAGAAAACACGAATTGACAACAATCGGAGAACTCGTTTTGAAGTTCTCTCATATTATGATATACATAATTTAGTTTAAATTTTTTGTAGTTCTTTTTATTTACTTGTTCGATCTCATCAAAATCCTCATCTATAACAACATAGATATAGCAACCTATTTCTCTGCACCTTTGTAATTCTTTTGCAAATCTATTGTAGCCGTTTGTTACTGTCGCGCCAAAGTCTTGAAAACTCTTACGATCTACAAAAGTATAATCATAGAGAGAACCTGCAACAGCGTAATCTCCAACATCTAATTTCATTTGTTGGGAATTTTTAAATGACAGAGGTTTTTGTTCTCTGGTATCAATCAAAATTTTTACATTACTAAAGTCTTTCCAGAACTCTTTTGGCATATGACTCCCCAATAAAGGCTTAACTCCACACATCCTACATGCTTCCGTATAGCTGCCAAAATACTCTTTATACAAATCCACGCTGGGCATACCAACAGAAGCCAAATACAAATAACTTGGGCCATGATCAAGATTTTTATCTTGTATTCTTCTTTTGAGCAATTCGATTAAGTATTTTTGAACTTCTGAGCGTGGGTTTTTTTCGCACCATTCGAAGACCTGATTGGGTCTTGAAAAGTCCATTTCAAAATAATCAGAGAAATTTTTAAAAGGTAAAGGTTCGCCAGTTAATTTGTTAAATCTTGGATAATGCTTGACATAATAATCTCCAAGATACATACCATGCGCTTTGATATGCGTGTGTAAGCTTCTGCGAGTTTTGAATTCGCGGTCACATTCTTTACATTTAAATTGCATCGTCTTTGTGAATGCCGACAACTCTAGCAAACCATACATCCATGTTTTCAAGATTTTCGGCTTCTTCTTTCACTAATTGTTTCTGCATTTCTGCCATTCTTACCATGTTGTCTCTTTCTTCTTTTTCTTGAAACAAGTGGACTATTGATAAAATAGAAGCATTTTCTCTGGTTTTCCTTTTCATGCGTTCAGCACGATCACCTTGGAGTTTTTTCGTCAAGTTTTCGATTCTGTTTTCACATTGATGATATTCAGAGCTTTTTGCTTTGATAATCTCCGCTAGGCGCACACTCATTTCTTGTTGATCGTCAGCAACGTCAAACATGTCGTTGAGTTTGTTGAGGTGCTTACTGATAACTTCAAGGTTGATAATTTCTTTACAGACGTTAAGGTAAAGATTGATTTCGTCTGCGGTAAGATCAGGCTTATCCCAAGTTAGGCGAATAAACTCTTGTTCAAATAACTCTCTGTCGCTTTGATCTAAATAGTTGTTGATGATTTTCAAGAAGCGCGAATTATTCAGGTTGATACCAAGCTTTTCAACGCAAATTTGATATTGTCTGTTTAGCTTTCCATCATCCAGTGATAAGCCAGTTGCATCGTTAATCTTTTTCACTATTCTTGAAGAAGATTTCGGGGCAATGTAACTATTCAAAGCTCCGCTGTCTTGAGATGGAATAATATCTGGATTGATCTCTTGCAAATACTTAAGCACAGACCTTTGCTCCATTCCAAGGTTTTTTATCTCTCTATCTGGAAACAAAAGCTCGGCAATTCTCAAAGAACTTAATCCCATTTCTGCTTGATCGCAGATAAATGCGCCCTGATCTTCAGTGAATTGAATTTCTTCCTTTTTAGGCTTTCTTCTTGTTTTGTATTCAACACCTTCTTGTATCAAGAAGTCGCGAACAAGTATGCCCTCCTTGTTTCTAGCATCAAGGCTTTCATCATTAAATAGCTTTTTGGTAAGTATATTTACGTCCGTAGTGTTAACGAACTCTTTCCTGAGCCATTCTTTTTGTTCATCTGAAAGTGTCATCAATTATAATATCTTTTTGTTTAATTATTTCTGCGGCTTTTTGCAAAAACAACTTTTTCAAGTTTTTTATTTGTCTATAACCCGCTTTTCTTTTTTCTTCGCTTGTTTTGTAGCCCATCATTTTAGCAACATCTTCTTCTGTCTTTTTCTCAAAAAATAACATGTAGTATGCTTTATAATGCTGCTCACTTAAAACTTTTTTCATTTCAATGTTTAATTTTTCCGTGGATTGCTCGTAAGAAAAATCTTTTGAAGCTCTTGAAGATACTTCGTGATAATGATCTTCCATTGAAAGAGATGTTCTCAAGTCGAGAGCAACTTTTTTAGTTTTTTCCCACTTAGAATAGTCTAAACATTGACTATTTTGAATTTTATTTGCTGTTGCAGAGCATCCATCTTCACCCAAAGCAAATGGGCAGCTTAAACACGGCTTAACATAATTTCCATAATGGTTTCTAATAAGATTATATATTTGGTTTCTTATAAGCTTACCAAGCCACGGCTCAAGAGGTTTGTCCTGTTGCCACTGCGACCATTTATTATAAATATGGATTTTTATATGTTGTTGAACATCTTCAAAATCAAACCAGTTTATAGCATCAAGTCTCCACCTACTTCTTTGCTTTTGAATACATAGGTTTATTATATCAATACAGTCGTCAAATGTTTTTTTACTTGGTTGATTTTCTTTCATCAATAAAATCCCCAATGTTTTTGTTTTGACTTCTTCTTGATCTTCTTGATTGTTCAGTATGCTCTCCAAAAAATGAGCCTAATGAAGAAACGCTGGACGATATACTTTTGTCAATTTCCACCTGTAATTTATCAATGAATGGAACCTCATCAATATCTGTTCCATCTTCATCGTAATCATCATCAACCGACACCTGCCTTTGTTTTACTGGTTGCTTGACGCTTGAAGCACCAACAACTGAAGTTGGCGTTCCACAATTAGAACAAAATTTTGGCTTTGAATATTCAAAAACCATTTTGTAACCACACTCTGTGCAAAATGCTTGACTCATATATAAATATATATGAAAAAAAAGCTTTTTTTCAAATTTTAATGACAATAGTTGCTATTTTTGTGTATAGCCACTTTTCGCAGTGTGAGCGTAATAGACATTATACTGTCTATTTATTTACACTATTTTCCTTCCAATCTGCTAATAATAAATTTCAAAATGCGGCTTCTTACAATATCGTTCTCTGTGAAAGAAAATGTTAAAATTCCGTTCTCAGCAGATTCTTTGTCTGAAAACTTTTCCATCATTTCTTTTAGTCCAGATTTACCGTTAATATCGCTTTGTAGATAATCACCACCAATAATAATTTTTGAACCCTCACCAATGCGAGTTATTAGCGTTGTTAATTCTTTGAAGGTGAAGTTCTGAGCCTCATCTGCAAAAATAAGCTTGTCTTGCCAACTAGCACCCCTAAGATAATTAATTGGGGCTGCTGAAATTTTCTCTTGGCTTTTCAAGAACGCTTTATCTCCAGCCTGAAGTATTTCATCAAGCTTATCGTAAAGAGGCATCAAGAAAGGATCAAACTTCTCGGCTATGTCCCCCGGCAAGCTGCCAAGACCCTTATCGGCACTTTCTGCAATGCTCCTGATGTAAATAAGGTCTTTTTCAAAATCTTCTTCAAGAAGTTTGAGCAAGCCATACAAACCCATGTATGTTTTGGATGTTCCTGCTGGGCCAGAAATGAATATTATCTTGATTTCTGGGTTTAAAATCTGGTTAAGTAGATTTTGCTGCTTTTTGTTGAAGTTGAACTTCTTTTTTTTGAAATTTATTTTCTGTTCGTTGAGTGATTTAAACTCAATCGAACCCTTTCTTGGGTCAGATTTTTTTTGAGCCATTCTACATTATATTACACAATAATCTCTTGAATGGATACAGAAGTCACAGAAGAATTCCCTTCTTGAACAGAATATTTTTCTTGGTAAACTGTTGCGCCAGAACTTAACGCGAAAGAAAGCTGTCCTCCCCCAAAAGCGTCAATATGATTACCATTAACATCTTTTGGAATCAATGATATGCTGGAAGTCAATTTCTTGCCGCTATAATCAATGAATGAATTTAATCCTGTAGACTCGATAGCTACTTCAGCAGCAACTTCGTCAATCAAATATCTCACAGGGTTAACAGAACCAATACCGTATATTGGGGTTCTTGAATATTTCTTTGTGTATGCAAAGCTAGTTACAACATCTGCGCTTACAACTTGATTCGCGCCACTTAAAACACAATGAGCGCCATCCATGATACCTGTAGCCTTCATCGCACTATCAATATTGCTTTGAATGGTTGAATCTCCGCTGATTGATTCTTCAGACGGAAAATCATAAGATGTAAATTCGGCGCTGGCCTGTAAAGGCTGAAATGGATTGACCTGAATTTGATATTGATCTAAATAACACTTTTTAAATATATTGTCGCCAATCTTGATAACAAAATCGGCGTTGCCTGTTTGAGAACCTAAATCACCGCTGGTTAAATTGGGTATTGAATCATACAAAAAAGAATATGCGTCATCTGAGTTTACTGAAGGATACGCTGTTGATGGCGTGTCTTTATGAAGATAAAAAGATATATTTATTTTTGTTTCACTTGGCCCCGAAACTGGATACTGACGATCAAAATCAACAGGATAACCAATTGTTCTTTTGGGAGTGAGACTTGTTGAGTATTGAACATCTACACTGCTGCTCATCAAATAATTGTTTATTCCCGTAACTGGATTGAATTGCGGTTCTATGTAAACAGGAGCATTTGTGTATCTCATGCTTGATTTTACACTTTTTTTCTTGACTTTCCAATAAATAGCCGTAAAATTAAAACCAACAATGAAAAAAATCATGATATCATCACTATCATTGTTGATTGTGTCTTGTGGTATTACGCCAAGCGTAAACATATTAACCACAGAAGATAAAGATCAAGGAGTTGGTGAAAAATATTACCAGTTTTGGTTAAAATGGCGCAAAGACTTCTAATGAACATCGAAACAATCACAGTAGGTATCTGCATGGTTCTGTATTTTATCACAGGAGCAACTTTCGCGGCTAAGGGGAACTTGCCTTGGGCATTGGTGTGGTTCGCGTATGCAGTGGCAAATGTGGGCTTAATCTGGGCTTCAAAAAAATGAAATATAAAAACATAGAAAATATG